ATGGCAATATGAAGATGGAACCGTTATTAAAACTGAAGATATACTATGGGGAAGAATTCCAAATTATACTGGAAATACACCTGTCAAGGATTCACTAAATGAAATTAGATACGTATTTAGTGGGTGGACTCCTGAATTAGCAGAAGTTATAGGGGAGCAAACTTATACTGCGTTATTTTTAGAAGAAGAAAATGATTTTACAATTAGATGGAAGAACCACGATGGGACAGTTTTAGAAGTCGATAATAATACTAAATATGGAACAATTCCAGCCTATAACGGTGAAATTCCTACTAAAGATGCAGATAACGAATACACATATGTGTTTGATAAATGGAATCCAGAAGTTTATGCAGCAGATAAGGAGCAAGAATATACTGCTCAATTTACAGCAGATCTAATAACTTTCACTCTCGAATCAGCAAAAAAAGTTGTTCAGGTTGCTTTGACAAATTATATGGCACCAGATACACTTGACGACTCCAGAAACTATATCGATAGATCTAAATTTCATCCCTATTCATATTCTGGAAGTTACAAATTAACTTTAACATCAGCTGGTACATGGACATATCTTGGTGAAGATACTTGGTATGTGAGTAACATGCGTTTTAGAAGTTGGTTTAGTTCGACTACATATTATATCGTATATGCAAAAGTTACATATAATGGAGAATATTACATGATTTCTGAAGCTTATAATGGAAGAACAGATGGGCAAAGAATAGATTATGAATTTACCTACGATTATAGAATAACTCAAGAATTGATAGATAACTAGGATGGACTACAAAGGAAATTTTCAACAGTCTTTTTCGAGAACTACTTATTTCTAGTGCATGAGTCAAAGTTAAGTAGACACTTAGTTGAATTTGTGAATTAGCTTTCGTTCACTTAAAAAAAATTCTTTGTATTGTTTTTGTGTTAAGTAGTTTAATGAGTAAGCTGATCTATCTTCATTAAAGAATTTGATATAAGCTTCTAAGGTTTTAACAGAATTATCAGATTCCTTGATATTGAAATCATTAACTATTTCTTCTTTAAATCATCCAATAATCGATAATAAAAAGACAATGTGAAGTCCTAATGAATGCATTTTTTTAGGATAAAACGGATGTCTTTTTTTCTTTTTGCTTCTTTGATATGACAAGGGGGATTTGAACTTTAAACACTAAAAGATTGACTACCCAATAAAAAAACACTCTCAAGGAGTGCAATATATGGCGATTTCATACGTGGGGGTTGGAATCCGTCATGGCGGAAATTGGCGGATTAAACAAATTTATGACTTAAAAGAATAGAATACCATGTGTAGATTGAAACGCAGTCTTTCTAATGTTGTAGGAAACTACACCAGATAAGTAAAGACTACCTAGGATTTTTATGTTTTTGTAATCGTTTCTCATACCTACAACAAAGATGATTTGATCACGAGAATGAATAATGATTTTTGAGAATAGACTCTTATATGGAAACTCAGATAGCATAGATACTGGCTTTTGATGAGGTTTCAAGATTTGCTTAATTTCAAGTATAAAAGCATCGACATTCATCTCGGTTATTAGCTTGTTGGTTATCATTGCTTCTGTAGTCTTTAGCTCGTAGAAGTCCTTATTGAGTTGAGATAAAACTATTTGATGAAACTCGTCACTTGTATCTAAAATTATTTCTAGTTTCGATTCTATAGCCTTAATTTTGGCTTGTGATTGATTTAAATCGTACTTCGCTTGAATGATTCTGATATCAGAGTTTAAGGCTTCCGTGAGGCTTTTTATGAAGTTATTTTTGTTTTGAATAATTAGGTTAATTTGTTGGATAATCTGCTGATCAATCACATGACACGAGATTGTTTCTGAGGTACATGTCTTTTGAAGCTTATTAGAGGAGCACTGTAGATACCGACTTGCAAAATCACTACCAATCTTGTTAGTCTTCATATTAAAGCTTTTACCACAATGAGGACAGTGTATCAATCCTGTATAAGGTGTTTCTTTACTGAAAGCTACTTTTAAGTCTTTCTTGTCACTTTTATGATACTTCTGACTTTTTTGCTTTCTTAAAGCTTGAACTTCATCAAACATGTCTAAGGATATGATGGCTGGATGGGAGTTTAACACATAGAATTTGGGTAAAGCTCCATTGTTAATAACCTTGTCATTCGATTTGAATGACGGTCTATACGTTTTTTGAAGCATAGCATTCCCTGTATATTTTTCATTCTTTAAAATGCCGTAGATAGCACTTTTATTCCAGTGTGTGTTACCCAATGGAGACTTAATGTTGTTATCCTCAAGATACTTGATAATTGGGGTAGAGCCATATCCTTCAAGAAACATTTCATAGATCTTTCTAACTGTGGAGGCTTCATGTTCGTTAATGATGATGTAACCATGAGGATCATGTTCATAACCAAGTACGCGTTTAGTGACCATGTGAAAAATGCCGTTTTCAAAACGTTTGGTATTTCCCCATTTGACATTCTCACTTATCGTTCGTGATTCTTCCTCAGCCATACCACTTAAGACGGATATGATAAACTCGATTCCTGGATCAAAAGAAGAGATGTTTTCTTTTTCAAAATAGATCTCAACACCGATTCGTTTTAGATCTTGAATCATTTTTAAGCAATCAATAGTATTTCTTGCGAATCGTGATATTGATTTTGTGAGAATTAAATCGATGAGACCATGATTAGCAGCAGTGAGCATCATATTGAACTGATTTCGTTTCTTCAAGCCAGTGCCACTGATCCCCTCATCTGCATAAACGCCGATGAAATTCCAATTAGGATTATTTAGTATCTCATTTGTATAGGTTGAGACTTGATTTGCAAAACTGTTAAGCTGTGAATCAGAAGCAGTAGATACTCTAGCATAAGCACAAACGTTTTTCTTTTTAGGATTTAGATCTAGTTTGTCTAGGTTTATAACTTCAATCAATTCAGTCATAATGCTTCACTTCCTAATCGTAGAACCTTGTAGCTAATAGAAAATCCTGTTTTATTGTTTGTAACTGCGGATTCTAAGATTGATGATTTATCACTAGATGATTCATCACCCTTAATGTATATGACTACTTCAGTATTACTTATTTGAACGATTTTCTTGATAACCATTTGAAGCGCATCTCTGCTCAAGTTCATGTCATTCTCTAAGAATGCTTTAAGTTTACTTGTCCGCTCATTTTGGATATGAAAGGTAGCCAGTTTGTTTTGCAATTCCATTAATTGTTCCTGTAGCGTTTCAATTTCTTGTTTTTTTAATTCAAATGCTTTTATCAAGTACTTATCATTTTGATTTCCAGCATCTGAAATTCTTAAATCAATGAGGCTTCTAATATCACTTTCTTTTGATGCGATTTCAGAGTTTATATCCTTTATTGAATCAAGTATTATTGATGAATCGAAGTTCTTATTAATAGTTTCTAACAAGTTATCGATTAAAGAAGTGGATGAATAGTTGAGTCGAATTAACGCATCACTACATGCCATTTCTAGTGTTTCATTATCAATTGGTCGATTGTCACACGGAATGCGTTCTTTGGATGTGTTTTTACAGGTCAAAACTACTCGCTCCTTAGGTGTTCCGTAATTGTAGTAATTACGATTTAGTACGCGATCACAACACCCACAAATGACCATACCACTCAATGGAAACTGATTCCCATATCTACTCGAATCGTTGACTTTCGAACGAGTCTTTAAAGTTTGCTTCACCACTTGGAATAATTCTCTTGAAATAATGGGTTCATGATTATTCTCGATATAATACTGTGGAGCTTGACCTGTATTGATTACCGATTTATGGGTTAAGTAATCGAGTGTAACGCGCTTTTGAAGTAATACATCACCACAATACTTTTCATTTTTCAAAATGTTCATGATGTTTGCTGGATGCCAAATAACCTCGTTACGTCCGTTCTTAATATTGTTTTCTACCAAGTGCGTTGAAATTTCTCGGTAAGACATCCCAGAGAGATACAAGTTAAATATCATTTTCACAGTTTTTGCTTCAACATGATTGACAACAATCTTTCCATTGGCATCTTTATCATATCCAAGGAAACGACTTGTATTAATTCTGATATTGCCATCTTTATACCGTTTTCTAATCCCCCATTTAACATTTTCGCTGATGTTTCTGGCTTCCTCTTGTGCAATCGATGAGAAGATTGTCATCATAAAATCTACTTTTGTATCCTTTGAACTGATGTTTTCCTTTTCAAAGAAAACTTCAACATTGATTGCTCTGAGTTCTTGAATGATAGATAAGCAGTCCACTGTGTTTCTAGAAAATCTTGATAATGATTTGACGAGAATTAAATCGATTTTACCTTCTTTTGCATCTTCAATCATTCTTAAAAAGTGAACTCGTTTCTTAGTACCCGTTCCTGATATGCCTTCGTCAGCGTACATATTCACAAATTCCCAATCCTGATTGTCTTTGATTTGTGTTGTGTATTCTTTGATTTGAGCATTATAGGAGTTTAGCTGATCCTCTGTGTCAGTAGAAACTCTCGCATAGGCGCAGACGCGCTTTTTTCTTTTTATTAGATCAGGACGATCAGGTGTTAAACCTGGGGAAGCATCTATTCTTATAACTTTTCTTTCATTCACTATGTTGACCTCCATTCTTTCATTACACATATTCGCTCTAAAACAAACTATTATCAAGTCAAATCGATATGGAGTTTATTTTGCATAATTTATTTGATGTGCTTCAAAAAGAGAAAGTAACGAATCATAGAATTCAATGAATGAAAGTTGACCTTGTTTGTATAGGGTATGTAACATGGTTTTTTTAGTGTGATAATCATATAGATTTTGAGAATCTTGATTCATGAACGCTCCTTTTAAGAACAAAAAATCCTACGCATTAATATACGTAGGACATCTTAGGTCCAATGACCCATTCACTTTTATCGCCAGTTCTATTCTATCAAATTCAATAATTTAATGTGACCAACCAGTGTAGACGTTTTTAGTAATTTCCTGAAATATTATCTAAATCAATAATAACCTTTTTGATTTGACCGAAAAATAAGCCTTCAATCTCTTTTAATTTAGCAATTCGTATTTCACCTTCTTGGGTTGAATAATGGAAGTAGTTATAGGAATTAAGCAGTTTATCTGAATGCTTTGTCTCTGGATATCTAAAGACGGGACCAACTTTAGTAATGTAGATTCCATCTACTCCTTTTAGCATGCAAGTGATCGTATGATCTAAATCTTTGTTAATGATATCAAAACTTCGATCAACAATGAGAATTGAGCCTTTTGGCGCATTTAACGTCATGAGTTCTTGCTGTAGTTCAACAGCAATAACAGCGTTACTTTTCTCCAACCCTTCATTAAGCTGATAATACTTGTTATTTTCGGTTTCAATTTCCGTGAAGTCATCTTTATCCAAAGTATCACTCATATTAATCGTGTAATTAGAATAGACATACTTTTTGATTCTTTTATCAAATTTATCATTGAAAAATCCTATATCTCTTTTGAGAAGCGCATCGGTAGATACATTTAAATGGTTCGCAAGTGCAATAAGGAGTGAAGAGGGGATTTCTCTTTTACCATTTTCATAGGCTGACATACTTGCTTCTGTTGTTTGAAGATGAAAGGTATCAATACATTTTTTGACTGTTAATCCTTTAGCTTTTCTATAAGCAGAATCAATACCTTTATATGACCACACTTGCTTATATAAATCATGACCAACTTTTATGATATTTTCCATTTGGTCGTTAGTTAGTTTGACTTTCTTTAGCTTATCATTGATTATTTTTTGAGTATCATTTACTGTCATCGGTATTTCCTCCTAATGTATACCATAATTTTAACACACGTATGTCAAATGCGATAAAAATAATGAAAAAAAGACCTAATACATAAACATGTGTTTAAGTTGATTATTGTCTAGATTTTCCGTATTAATGGCTAAATAACGCAGTTCATATGTTTTAATCGTTACCGATAATAATAGTTATCGGGTACTCTATTCATGCAATTATCCATGTTTCCAATCGATATTGGATAAAAATGTCATGCGTTAAAATCCAGGTTATCATTAGGTTAACAGTGTTTAACAACATGATAATTAGGAGGTTTTTAAATGGATTTAAGGATGTATTTAGTAAATGCAAGACAAAGTAAAGGATACTCACAACGAAGAACTGCAAGAGAATCAGGAATATCCTATCAGCACTATGCCAAGATAGAAAGTGGTGATCGTGGGAAAAAAGTTTCATTTCTAACTATCGGTCGAATAGCGACAGTATTGGGCATATCGTTAGATGATTTATATCAACTTGAAAAAAGTTATCTAGATGAACTTGAGCTTTCCAATGAATCAAGCAACTATTGATTTTAAGAAGCAGATTGAACTTTATATTCAAAGTTTAGATCTAAAAGAAATTACAAAGAAATCATATGATGACATTTTACAAAGTTTTTATAGGTACTTGTTAGCACATTCACTTTTATCGCCAAATAAAAAGGATATCTTAGGCTATAAGGAATACCTATCAAAACATGTGAGATCAGCAACGATTCAAAAGACAATAGTTGTCTTAAGGGGTTTCTTTACGTATTTAGATTCAGAAGAACTCTATCGAAACATCATGACAGGAATCAGAGGTGTTTCGATAGAACCAACATTCAAAAGAGCTGCACTCACATTAAGTGAAGTTGAAAAACTAATCAATAAATCAGGGGAACTTGCCATATCCATGGAAGGTAAAAGGAACTACGCTATCATCGCATTAATTGCGACGACAGGGTTAAGAACCATCGAAGTAGAAAGAGCGAATGTGAAAGATTTAGTCATGAATAGTGGTGGATACAAACTTTTCATTCAAGGCAAGGGTAAGGATGATAAAGATCTGTATGTAAAAATATCTAGAGATGTTTATCAGATTATCATGAAGTATTTAATGGATAGAAATGATGATCTCGAGCCTTTATTTATCACCCATGGAAGAAATAATTCTAGTGAACGAATCAGAACTAGGTCTATCAGAGGCATTGTTAAAGAAATATTAAGACAAATCGGTATCGATGATATGAGATACACAGCCCATAGCTTACGACATTCTTTAGCTACCAATTTGATACTTCATGGCAATGGAACACTAGAAGAAGCAAAACAGATTTTAAGACATAAGGATATATCAACTACTCAGATTTATAATCACTCACTCGCGAGATCTCAAAACGATGGTGAATTGAAAATGAGCAAATTACTATTTAAAGGAAAGGGGCGATAACATGAATGATAGTGTGGTTTTATATAATGTTAATGAGCTTATGAAGCTGTTAAAAGTGACGAGAGTTACTGTAATCAGATATATTAATCAAAAGAAGATTAGAGCATTTAAAGTGGGTCATAGTTGGTTAGTAACGAAAGATGCACTCGATGAATTCATTCGTTTAAGCGAACAGAGTCATGGCTGGAAAACCTAAACTAGGACTGGAGTTCTTTTCAGTTGATGTAGATATGAATCGAAACATGAAAGTAAGAAGATTGATGAGAGAATATGGGACAGAGGGGTATACCATCCTAATGTTCCTTTTATCTTGGGTATATGAAAAAGGACAATTTTGGCGATATGACAACATTGAAGATGTCATTTTCGGGTTATCTGAATCAACTATTGTGAGTGAAGAACGAATTAAACAGATTATCGACTTTCTAGTTGAAGTAGGTTTATTCGATAAAGCTTCATTTAAACGAGGATACTTCACTTCGCATGAAATCCAAAGAAGATACTATTACGCAACCAAGAGAAGAAAGGTCAGGATTCTTGAAGAGTGCTGTTTATTAAGTCAAGAGGACATGAACTTGATTGATAGCAAATCTGAATACAATGATTCAATCCTTGTTAGCAAAAATACCATTCATGTAAACAAAGATGACATGGATGTAAACAAGCATAGACAAAGTAATAGTAATAGTAAAAGAAAAAAGGATAAAGGAATGATAAATCATGATATTGGATCTGTCGATCCCGCTACTATTCCATTTAAACTTAATTATTATCTTTTAATTCTAATCAAAAACAATATCGTTACAGGAACTGAAGAATGGATAACCGTATTAAATGATTATCTATATACTGTTACAAGCAAGCGAAATAAGGATGATGTCAGAAAAGCAATCTATTACACTATCAAGCGTATCAGTCACAATCAATGGAAAGACGAACACGGTTATGAGATTATAAATAGAGAACCATATCTCGAAGCAACAATTAATAACAATATTGACTATAACGAATCAGAACCCGAGAGAATTCAAAGGTATAAAACATTTGATTTATTTTTCCATTCCTAAGGCTGTTTCGAAATAAAAATACATCATAACTCTAGTTGATATCCCATAATCGATTAATAATGATAAAATATATATAAAAGTGTCGTTATGGGAGGGATTTAAATGTTGGATTTTGGTAACCTAAGTGCGTATGAATTTGAAGATTTGGCAAAAGATGTTCTATCGAAATATTTGAGAAATATTGAGCTTAGAGTATATAAAATGGGTCCTGATGGAGGTTTCGATATTGCCGATGTTAGAACTCAAAAAAATATAATGGCACAGGCAAAGCGTTACGTGGCATCAAGTTATAGTAAATTAAGAAGCCAACTTGAGAAAGAAGTACCTAGAGTAAAACTGATTAATCCCAAACAGTATTTTGTTTTAACATCCTTAGAACTATCTAAAAACGAAATTGATGAAATCTATGGTATGTTTTCTAATAACATGAAGTCAATGGAAAATATATGGGATAAAATCAGAATTGATAATTTCCTAAAAGAAAGTGAAAACATAGATATTTTGCATAGACACCATAAGTTGTGGTTTTCTACTGAATTAATTATGAGGAAGATATTTACTCAAAATCTTGAATTGGATACTAGGGCATATATAAATGAAATACAAAAGAATAAAAGATATTTTGTAGAAACAAAAAGTTATTATCAACTTATTAACCAGCTTTTTGCGAATAATATAGTCCTGATTACTGGCAACCCAGGAGTTGGAAAAACTTTTATTTCTAAAATGGCTCTATTGTATTTTGTTGCTAATGACTATAGACCGATTTTTTCGAGCAAAAATAGTATTGATGATATCAAAAAAAGTATTAGTTTAGATCCATCATCGAAGCAGGTAATCCTTATGGATGATTTTCTTGGCCAAATTGACTTGGATCAGTCAGGTAAACAATACACAAATGAATTTATATCGTTAATTAATTTCGTTGAAAAATTACAAAACACGAGACTGATTTTAAATACTCGAGTGAATATATTATCGATAATGAATTCTAAAAACAACAAATTCGAAGAAAGGATTGGGGAATCCGATATAAAGATTTTACAAATCAATGATCTATCAATGCTTGAAAAAGCAAAAATCGTGTATAGTTCTTTATATTACTTTAATGTTGATAGACAATATCTCGAAGATGTCTGTAATAATTACATGTACTTGAGGATTGTCAACCATCCCAATTTTAACCCGCGTTTGATTGAACACATGGTTAAACCAAAAACTCTATCTCGTATTAAACCAAGCGATTATTTAGCTGAAATTCTTTATATCCTTAATCACCCGAGTAAAATATGGAGTGATGAATTTGAGAGTCAAATTAGTAAAGAAGATAGGTCCTTTATGTATATTTTGTTCTCTTTAGGGAGTGGGAAATCATATATGACTTATCTAAAAGAAGCATACGAATCCTACTTACTTAATGATGCGACTATAGATAATACCATCGATCATTTTAGAAATAGTGTTACACATTTAAGTGAGGGACTTATAAAAATATCATCAGTAGATAATCTTCAAGGGAACAAATATTTTGAAGTGCTTAATCCATCTGTTAATGATTATCTAAAGGATAACATTCCATTTGTAGAAAGAGAAAAGATTTTATCGAGTGGAGTATTTATTGACCAATTTGATAGGTTAGTCACTGATTTTAGAAATAGCTCACATTTAGAGAACTTAATTATATCCAAAAAAATTTCCGTGTTAAAGTACATCAGACACCATCCATATTCATTTGCATTAGAATATGTGGTTCATAACAAGAAATTCAGTTTACTTACTAGCGCTGAGGTGATCAAGATGTTATCACACAGGTTTTACTCAACTAGTTTTGAAAAATATGACTATTATGATATTTTGTCTTGTTTTATAAGTGACGAAAATTTATCATTTTATGGATATTTTCCATCGATCATCGAAATAAAATTTTTAAATTCTGTACTATTAAATTTAAAATATGATGAGGCTATTGGTTTTTTGCAAAGACTGAATACAATTTCGAACAATATGTTTGAGAGCTTTTTTTCAGAAGCTCTATATGAGGATATAAAAATAAAGTATCTTGTTGAAATAGTGGAAAAAATTAATCAAGAGGATATATTAGATTATCAAACGTTTGTTGAAAATAACATTAATGAAGAAGGTGTTAATGAAGAGGACATCTACAATGAAGTCATATCACAATATGAAAGCGATATTTCAAAACGAATGAAACTTGAACCCATAAAGATAAAGACAGATATACTTTCAGAGGATATAGAATCAGCTATACAGTCAATAGATCCCGAAATACGTGATTCAATTCAGATGGCAGTGAAAACCTTTTATGATGATGCACAGACTCAAGATTTTGATTATGATGATATGATTGCAAAAGATGAGCAGAAAGATATTGCGACCGAAATTGAAAGTATGTTTACCTCCTTGTTGGCAGAATAAATTACTTATTACCGATAATCTATGTTAGCGGATGTATGAAGCATATCATCACTGATAACGAGACTATTTATACCATTCAAAATAAACCAATTACATATCAATTGATTTTTGTGTAAACGTCGCCACTGGTTGTCTATCTTTAAAAAGGAGTCAAATATATAATTAAGAGGTGAGCAAAGGGTGAGCGACTTACCCCCTCTAAAGGAGCAACCATTTTGGCAAGGGTTTTAGATTCGTTTGAACGCTGGGAAAATCAAGGGACACTTAAAGAAAAGTTAAGAACGATTGAAGATCTAGTTTCTAAGAATGTCATCCAAGAGAAGATTGCTACTGTTTTAGGTATATCAGAAAAGACATTACAAAAACTTAAAAACAAGCATGTAGAATTTGCTAGAGCATTTGCAAAAGGCGAACTCGATATGAAGGATAATCTCATAGGAGCTATCTATAAGAAGGCTATGGGTTTTGAGCACGAGGAGATTCAAACACTAATTGAAGATCAGAATGGTCGTTCTAAGAAGAAGATAGTAAAGACAAAGAAATATTATCCACCAGATTTAAATAGTGCCAAGTATTTATTGGTAGTTAGGTTTGGTAGATCATTCAATGATAGAAAAGATGAGCTCGATCTTATGGAACGCAGACTAGATGAAAAACAGGATGAATGGGTTCTTGATCCCGAGGTAGGAAAAGAGGTAGAATCAGATGATTGATATAGATAACTTAATGAATGGAAACTTTCCTACGTACTACAAAGCCTTATTAATATCTGATTATGCGGATGAAACAACCAATGGCAAACTGATCGGTAGATTAAAAGAAGATTTCAAAAGCTTGAAAAATCATGAACTAATCTATATTACCTATCGAAAAGAACTGTTCAATTTCATAGTAAATGTTTTTAAATTTGATGATCATCATGTCGAGTTAACACCAATTGAATCGAGAACCTTCAAAGATATTAACTGTGTTACCAACTATGTTAGAAGTATTCAGACTCATATGAGTAAGGAAGTTTATATTCATGAAACTCACCCTAAAGAGATGCCAGAAGTGTTCGATAATAATATTTAACAGTCTAAATCCACACAAGATAAAAACAACGCCACATTAAGGTTAAATAGCCTTTCTGTGGCGTTTTTATTGTAGTTTTGAGTATTGATTGCCATCTTTATAAATACTCGACACAAACCAATATTTATGAAAATAATTATATTAATATTATTTTCTACCCCCCCCATAGACTCAAAATCCTCATTGCTGGGTACCGTACGAGGGGACGTTTAAAATGCGTGGAACCAGATTTTTCAAAATCCAAAAATGGATTTTACTAAACATATTAATTAGTAAACAAATCAGGGAATATCTTACTTAATATAGGAAAATTAATCTGAAAATGTTATAATCTAGTAAACAAGTGTTTAATAGGCGGTGGTGGGATGTCGATTGTACTTGATACAAATAAGCGAGGTTCAGTAGGCGAGTACTTAAAAGAACATACGTCAAAAAAAGCAAAGATCGATATATCGTCATCTTTTTTTACGATTTATGCATACGATGAACTCAAAAAAACACTAGACGAATCTGACAGGATTCGGTTCCTTTTTAATGAACCGACATTTATAAAACGTTTGGAGACTAATCAAAAAGAGGTTAAAGAATTTCAACTACAAATGACTCAAAGAGAAAAAAACGTCTCTGAGTTCCCACTTGAAATTGGATTGAAGAACAATTTAGATCAAAATCAAGTTGCAAGTAAATGTTATCAATTCATTCAGAGTAAAGCTGAAGTTAAATCAGTTATCAGTTCTGGTATAATTGCTTCAAGTAATATTAGCGTTAAAAACCCACAAGGCAAAGAATATTTAATCTCAGGTAATGGCATTAACTTTTCTCTCGATGGACTAGGTTACTCCGACAGAAAAAGATGGGATTTTAATACCGTATTAACTGAGAAGAATATCATAGAGGACTATGATACGTTTTATAACTCTATATGGAATAACCCAAGTCTTGTCGTTGATGTTAAATATAAGCTTCTTGAACATATTTCAAATCTATATAAAGAAAATTCACCAGAATTGGTGTATTTTGTTACGCTTTATCATCTGTTCAATGAGAAACTGGTCAATATGGATGATATGGCCAAAATCAAGGAAAGAACAGGTATTCATAATACCAAAGTATGGCAAATGCTATATAACTTTCAACAAGATGCTGTAGTCGGTGCAATCAAGAAGCTGGAACTGTATAATGGATGCATCATTGCTGATTCAGTAGGGTTAGGAAAAACATTTGAAGCCTTAGCCGTCATGAAATACTACGAGCTTAGAAATGCAAGAGTATTGGTGTTAGCACCAAAGAAACTTCGTGGAAATTGGATCGGGTTTAAACAAAACACAAAATTAAATCCACTGGTTGATGATCGATTCAACTATGATGTTTTAAATCATACGGACTTGTCTAGAGAAAACGGATATTCTGGAGACATTGATTTAAACAAAGTGAATTGGGGTAATTATGACTTGGTTGTCATCGATGAATCCCATAATTTTAGAAATAACCCAGCACTTAAGGGTAAAAAAACAAGATATCAAAAATTGATGGAAGAGATTATTAAAAGCGGTGTTAAAACAAAAGTACTAATGCTTTCAGCCACACCAGTCAATAATCGACTTGCAGATTTAAAGAACCAAATCATGTTTATCACCGAAGATAGAGATGATGCATTTAAAGACAACTTAAACATTGATAGTATTGAAAACACACTTAGGGTTGCCCAATATCGATTTAGTGAATGGTCGAAGCTTCCAAAAGATGATCAAACAACAGAAACATTGTTACCGATGTTGGACTATGGCTTCTTTAATTTACTAAACACAGTCACCATTGCACGAAGTAGAAAGCATATTCAAAAGTACTACGATACTAAAGACATTGGTGATTTTCCAAATAGATTAAAGCCATTATCAATAAAGACAGAAATTGATCAGAATCATAAGTTTCCAGAATTAAATGAAGTCAACGGATTAATTTCCAAATTAAACCTGCCAATTTACTCACCACTATTATATGTTATGCCATCTAAGATGGATGAGTATGAAAAACTCTATGAACAAGTTGTTAAAGGTGGGCAAGGTAGTTTTAAACAATCAGACCGCGAACGAAATCTAGTCAATTTGATGCGCGTTAATATCTTGAAACGTCTTGAAAGCAGTGTACATTCTTTTAAACTGACTATTGAGCGTATTAAGGATAAGATGGATTCAATGTTATCAAAAATAGAAGTTGGTTTAGATTATCAAGTTGATATTGATGATGAAATCGATGATCTCGAATTAGGAACTAAAGTTAAAGTTAAACTTAAAGACTTAGATATTATTAGATTGAAAGCTGATTTAGAAGAAGATAAAGTTGCCTTGGAATACTTACTTCAGGTTTCATCAAAGGTAAAAGTAGATGATGATGCAAAGCTTCTAAAGCTTAAAGAGCAAATCACTGATAAAATCAAGCACCCTTTGAACTCTGGTAATAAGAAAGTCATTGTATTTACTGCATTTGCTGATACAGCCGTCTACTTATATGATAATTTATCAAACTGGTTATTAAATGAGTTTGGAATCTATTCAGGCATTGTAACAGGCTCACAAGCTACGAAGACAAACGTTCCAAAAGCAAGAAATGATTTTGAAGAAATTCTTGCACATTTTTCACCGAAATCAAATAAAACCGCAGTGAAACAAGAGATAGATATCTTGATTGCTACTGATTGTATTTCGGAAGGACAAAACCTTCAAGATTGTGATTACTTGGTTAACTATGACATTCATTGGAATCCAGTGAGAATCATTCAGCGTTTTGGACGTATTGATCGAATTGGGTCTGAAAATAAAGATATACAACTTGTCAATTTCTGGCCAAATCTTGAACTGGATGAATATATCAATCTTGAATCACGTGTAAGAAATCGCATGATGATGGTCGACTTATCAGCAACCGGCGAAGATGATTTACTAAATCCTGAGAGTAAGAACTTGAAGTATCGTAAAGACCAACTAAAACAACTTCAGGATGAAGTGGTTGATCTAGAGGACTTATCTGGTGGTATATCAATCACAGATTTGACACTAGATGATTTTATGATGTCCTTAGATAAGTATCTTAAAGCTCATCCTGGATTGTTAGAGTCATATCCTACAGGTATATACGGTGTAACAAACATTAATGATAAACTTAGAGATGATGCACATCCTGGAGTTATTTTTTGCTTAAAACAAAAGAACTTCAATGAAGCAGATAAAGGTCAAAACTCTTTATATCCATACCATTTAGTTTACGTCAAAAATGATGGTAGCATTTTAGTTAAAAATACTAATCCCAAAAAAATCCTCGATATCTATAAAGCGATTTGTATTGGGAAAGATGAGATTATTAAAGATCTAGTGAATGAGTTTAACACTGAAACAAGAAATGGTAACAAGATGGAGAAATATACTTCATTACTGGAAAAAGCAATTTTTGATATTAAAGGATATATTGAAGAAAAAGGTATCAAGTCACTATTTAGACTTGGTAAATCAACGATCCTCGATAATAAGGTAACTGGGTTAAATGATTTCGAACTAGTAACATTCTTGGTGATCAAATGAACGATATTCTAGAGAATTTTCACATTCCAAAATCAGGAAAAACAAAACAACGGATATCAGTAAAAGAGATTATTGATCAACTTAATCCAACAGCTCAAGATAAAAAAGTTTTGAATTTGGAAGTAAACTCAATTTATCTTGAAGGCGTATTAGATGCACAAACACTAAGAATACCATCTTATGTAAGTGATGAGCATTTATATGAAGCCATATATGTTCTTCAGGTCTCACTTAAGACAGATCAACATTTTTCGCTAATAAATGAGAAACTGCATGCAGCATTTCCAAATCCACTTATAATCGTTTATTTTATAGCTGATATATTAAGAGTATCGCTTGCACCAAAACGAATTAATAAATTGACAAAGGATAAGTCGGTTATTGAATCAGTCTATTCTACAAGTGCTTTTGTGATAGATGAAAAGCATCTCGATTTCTTGGGTTTGCTTAATGTCTCTAATGTCAAGGCGTTAAATCTAAAGGAATTTTATGACAAACTGACAGACACTGTTTATTCAGAAAGATTAATCGAATTGATTGGGTTATTTCCAAGACAAATACCAAATACAATGAATTTGAAGCAATGCATAAAGAAGATTGAGGATGAAACAAGTAATTTAAATGAATTAAATAGTAACTATAAACAAGCAACAATGATGTCTGAGAAGATGGATTATCACATGAAGATTATGAATAAAGAGCATGAAATTGACAGATTCATTTCGGATTTGAAGGAGGAACTGATTAATGAATAAAATAGAAAGTACAAGTCTAAATTTAGAAAAACTCAATGTAGAAAAACTCAAGGAATTGTTTCCTAATGTCGTTATAGAAGGCAAGATTGATTTTGATAAATTGAAAGTCATCCTAGGTGATCAAGTAGATGATCGAGTAGAAAAATATCAATTTACTTGGAATGGTAAAAGTAACACAATTAAGTTAGCACAATCTCCATCAACCGGAACATTGATTCCTTCGAAAGATGATAGCAAGAACTGGAATACAACAGAAAGCCTTTATATTGAAGGCGATAACCTTGAAGTATTGAAACAACTTCAAAAGACGTACTATGGAAAAATTAAAATGATTTATATTGATCCTCCATATAATACAGGCGGAGATTTTGTTTATAAAGATGATTTTAAAGATAATATCCAAAACTACAAAGAACAAACGAAGCAAACATCAAGAGCAAATCCTGAAACAAATGGAAGATATCATACTGATTGGCTAAATATGATGTATTCAAGAATGCTACTTGCTAAAAATTTGCTTAAAGATGATGGAGTAATTTTTATTTCTATTGATGATAATGAAGTGACAAGCCTGCGTAAAGTTTGTGATGAGTTATTTGGTGAACAAAACTTTATATGTCAGTTCATATGGAAATCCAAACTTGGCAAGGTTGGCACTACAAAAACGATATCTGCTACACATGAATACATTCTTTGTTATGGAAAACATAGTGAGAACGTAGAATTCAAAATGATTGAATCAAGTAATGATGGGAGACGTGAGAATTTACGTCAATGGGGGCAAGCAGATCGACGTGAGGATAGACCATCCATGTTTTATCCAATAACAATCAATGGAATTAGTGTTTTACCAATTAAAGAAGACGGTTCAGAAGGACGTTGGAGAGTTTCTAAAGATACTGCTAACGACCTATTATTGAATGGATTACTTGAATTAGTCGAGAAAGACGGTAAGTTTAATATTTATAGAATTTTTGAACCTGGACTTTCTATTACTTCATACGATACATTGTTGCTTGATGATATTGGCACGACTGCAAAAGGTTCAATAACTTTAAAAAATTTGGACTTAGCTAAAGTTTTTGATTTTTCGAAACCAATTGAGTTGATCAAACATTTTATAACGCTTAGTGTACATAGTAATGATATAATCCTTGATTTCTTTTCAGGATCTGCAACAACAGCCCATGCTGTTATGCAACTCAATGCTGAAGATGGTGGAAATAGAAAATTTATCATGGTCCAATTACCAGAGTTAACTGATGCGTCCTCAGAAGCCTATAAAGCTGGATACAAGAACATTTGTGAAATTGGAAAAGAACGTATCCGTAGAGCGGGTGAACAGATCAAACAGGAGTTAATTGATAAGAAAAACAATGCTGGTCTACTTGATGACAACATCGTTGATCCAGAAACTTTTGATAATGGATTTAAGGTATTCAAACTTGAATCCACTAACATCATTCCTTGGGATGGAACCATCAAATTTGACGAAGACACTATTTTTTCACAAACAGAAGTCATCAAAGAAGATAGAACTAGTCTTGATGTCTTATACGAAATCATGCTAAAGTATGGTGTTTTTGACAAGCCTGTTGATGAGATTAAGGTAAATGGAAAAACGATGTATAGCATTGCTAAAGGCTATTTAATCGTATGTCTTGATAACAATATCTCACTAGAAGATGTCAAAGAGATTGGCAAATTAAAACCACGTAATGTGATATTTAAAGAATCTGGATTTAGAAACGATAATGACAAGATTAATGCAACTTATACATTAGAAAAACTCGGTGTCGAAGAAGTTAAAAGCATCTAGGGGGGATATTGATGAAATTAAAATTTATTGATCAGCAATATCAATCTGATGCTGTTGAATCTATTGTGAATATATTTGAAGGGTCTAAGGTAAAAGACTCGCTTTTTACCATCGACATTTCTAAAGGTAAAGGATTAACAGAATTAGTTGAATATCGAACAGAAGGTGTTGGTGTAACTTATGAATTAGGGTATGCCAACAAACTACTTCTAGATAATGCAGAACTATTAGCCAATGTTCGTAAGATACAAGAAAAAAATGGCATTCTAAAGAGTACGGATATCAATGGTAGAAACTTTACCATTGAAATGGAGACCGGAACAGGTAAAACATATGTATACACCAAGACTATATTAGAACTCCATAAACGATATGGCTTTACGAAGTTTATTATCGTCGTTCCTAGTATTGCCATTAAAGAAGGGGTTTATAAGAGTTTTCAAATCACGGAAGACCACTTTAAGCTCAAATATGATAACGAGATTTATAACTACTTCGTCTATGATTCGAGTAAATTAACTCAAATTCAAACATTTGCTACCAGTTCAAATATTGAAATCATGATTATCAATATCGATGCATTTAGAAAGAGTTTTGATGATCCTGAAAAAGAAACCAAAGCGAACATCATCCACCGTGCGAGTGATAAGTTAAGTGGTAACAAACCAATCGACTTAATTTCAAGCACAAATCCAATTGTAATCATCGATGAACCACAATCTGTAGATAATACACCCAAAGCGAAAGATGCGATCAAATCGTTAAATCCTTTATGCACATTACGCTATTCAGCAACACATCGTGAGTTATATAACCTAATGTACCGTTTAACACCAGTCGATGCCTACCAAGAAAATCTAGTTAAGCATATTGAGGTATCATCTCTACAAAGTGATGAAACGACTGCTAAACCTTATGTAAAACTCATATCAATTAATGATAAGAACGGATTTTCAGCAAAACTGGAGATTAATGTTTTAAAAAGCGATGGTTCAATTTCTAAAGGAACAGTTACTGCCAAGATTGGTGAGGATTTATGGGAAAAATCTGGTGGTGTTGACTACTATAAAGAAATGAATTACATCCTTGATGATATCGGTACATTTGAAGATGTTGAGTACATCTATTTTGCCAATGGCGTTACAGTGAATAAGGGTGAAGCAGTTGGTGAAGTCAATCAAGATGCGATAAAGCGTGCTCAAATCAGAGAAACGATTGAGCTTCATTTAAAAAAAGAAGAAACTTACTTAAAGCATGGTATTAAAGTTTTAAGTTTATTTTTCATTGACCAAGTTGATAAATATAGAGTCTATGATACTAGCGGACAACAACTCAAAGGCCAATATGGTATCTGGTTCGAAGAAGAGTTTAATAAGCTCATCAACGGTCGTTTTAAACGACTTAAAGATACGTATGGCAATTCTATATCATATGACCCAGAAAAGATTCATGACGGCTACTTCTCTGTTGATAATAAAGGTAGAGCAAAAGATACAAAAGGTGATACTGTAGCAGATGAATCGACATACTCCAAAATTATGAAAGAAAAAGAAAAGCTATTAAGTTTAGATGAACCTCTTAGATTTATCTTCTCACATTCAGCTTTAAAAGAAGGATGGGATAATCCAAACGTCTTTCAAGTATGTACATTAGTAGAAACTCAAGATACCATGACCAAAAGACAAAAAATAGGTCGTGGGTTACGCATATGCGTTAACCAAGATGGTGATCGAGTCAATGAGCCTAAATTTAATATATTGAGTATAGTTGCTAATGAATCCTATAAAGATTTTGCTAGTGGACTACAAAGAGAACTCGAATCAGATGCTGGATACAAATTTGGAATCATTGAGAAAGTAAGTTTTGCTGGTATGGAACTTACAACTCCATATGGCGTTGAGATTTCTCTTACTCAAGTAGACTCAGCGAAAATCTATGCACAACTGAAATCAAAAGGCTATCTTAAATCAAATGGCAAGATTGAAGATAAGTTTTTTAGTGATGTCCAAAACAATGAATTTAAACTACCAGATGAGTATGCAGTATTTCAAGATAAAGTGATAACAATGATTAAGAAATTATCACGTGAAATTGAAATTAAGAATGCAAGTGAAAAAATAAAAGTCAGTATCAATAAAAAAATATTCCTATCAGATGCATTTAAAGATATGTGGAATAGAATTAAGCGTAAAACCCTTTATTCAGTAGAAATGGACATCGATAAATTTAAAGAAGATGCCATTGATAAGTTAAAGGTAATGCCTAAAATCATAGCTGAAAAGATTGAACGTGAAAGAACCAAGCTAAATATTACGAGTGGTGGTGTCATACAAGAAGGTTCTACAAGATATGGGTCAGTTGGTGATATCAATGAGTTTGATACAATCATTTATCCTGACTTTATTAGAAGACTTCAAGATGCGACACACTTATTACGTTCTACCATTATTGAAGTCATAAAAGAATCAGGTAGACTATCTGAATTTTACGATAATCCGGAGTCGTTCATAAAGAATGTTTCTTCAATATTGAACCAGGCGAAAAAGTCTAACTTGTCAAAAGGACTAAAATACTATCAATCAGATGAATATTTTGTACAAGAGGATGTTTTTGATGATACTGATCTTTATGGATATAAGGATAAAAACATCATTGATATATCTGATGAGAAAAATGTATATGATCATGTTATTTTTGATTCGACAATTGAAAAGCAATTTGCTATTGATGCTGAAGAAGATGAAGATGTGACGCTTTACGCAAAACTTCCAAAGAGATTTACTGTTGATACGCCATTTGGTACGTATAATCCTGACTGGATTGTTGTTATACAATCAAGTGGAGAAGATAAACTCTATTTTGTTGCTGAAACAAAAGGATCTGAAAAGGATGAAGAATTGCGAGAAAGAGAAAGTAACAAGATTCTTTGTGGTAGAAAGCACTTCGAAGTGCTTGATACAGAAGTGAAGTTCGAAGTTGTAAATAAGTTGAAAAACTTAAAATATTAACACAGAATAATACAAGGGGCAAAACATGAGTAAAGTACTTTTTTTAGGAAATGGGATTAATAGATTGACAAACGATTTTTCATGGGAAAATTTGATTTCTAATTTGCAAAGTTTGATTGGAGAACCATATGTTTTTTCAGATAATGTTCCATTCCCAATGCGTTTTGAATATCTTTATCTTACCGGCAATGAAAAGTATAAATACGATGAGCAGTATTTGATTGATGAAGTAATTTCTGGTATTAAAAAACTAAATACCAATCCCGCACATGATTTTTTAGAGAATTATGAATGTACAGATATAATTACAACCAATTATGATTATCTTATAGAAACGGGCTTAGGCAAAAGAGGACAGGGATTTTCATATTATAAGACAGAATACGCTGACCAAGATGAAACTCTAGATGCAAAAAGTAAAAAACTGAATAAGAATAGAGAGAAAAGATATCGGTTGTATACGAAAAATGAGTGTTTTGGAACTAACGTTTGGCACATTCATGGTGAAATTAATTATCCCAAGACAATGGTACTTGGTTTTGAATACTATTTGGATGTTGTAGGCAAAATACAAGAACACATCAATAGTAGTAACAAAAAGGAAACGAAGAAATCGTGGATAGACTTACTACTAAATGAAAATGTAGATTTTATTGGATACCAACTTGATTATTCTGAAAGCACCGTTTGGTATGTTTTAAACTATCGTGCACGTGAGATTGCTGAAGGAAAAATGCCAAAGAACAAAATTTCATATCATGTATTATCTAAAAATATGGATGATAGCAAAAGAAGTATTCTAAATGCATACTACATCGATGTAGTTGAGTATAAAATGGATTCCTACGAATCAATGTATTCTGCATTTTTTAAAAATCAACTATGAACGCCATTTTGATTCATGTAAGTCAACTAAACTCTTGTTGTTAGCCTAAAGGGGGAGAATTTAATGATTAAAGTATTTATTGGTCCAAATGGATATGGGAAAACTACCAAACTAGAAAATACCAAATCCAGTCTAATAGCAACTGGTATTAGCGAAAGTGAAATATTATTTTTGGAGTCAGAAATTTTGTTACTGGATGAAGTAAAAGATACAAAAGACAACTCTAAAACTATGGAATATATTTTAGCTGAACTTTTAGAAACAACTCCTGTTGTGACAACAAGAGCAAATTACGAGCAAGCTGTTGATACTGAAATATCAGCAAATATTGCTAGTGTAAATACCATAATTGATGGAATACTATTGATGAATGGTATGGCAAGAAGTGGAGATTTTATTTCTTTATCAGCAGCAAAAACTCATAAAAATCTGGTCAAAATCAATCAAAATGATGTTAAAAAGAAAATGGGCAGTGGTCAAAGAATGCATCTGCTACTAGAACTTGTAAATAGGTCTTCAAAAAACTACATCTTTATTGATGAACCAGAAAAGTATTCACACCCCTCAATGTTAAATAAGACAGCTAGTTTGTTGAATAGCTTATCATTGACTAAGGATATCTATATTGCGACCCATTCGCCAAAGTTGCTATCTATGTTGGATTTGGATTTGGATAATATTAGTATTTTGAATGATACCACTTATACTGAAAAGCATATAGATTTTTCGGGTTCTGTCAGTGCTTTCGCAGCACATAGCACGTTATTAAGTGCCAATCCTGATCTAGCGAAATCATATAGTTATTTTAACCTTACTAATTTGAAAGATAATGTCAAGAGATTACATTATAGGGATTTTATGGAAGCTTTATTTGCAAAAAATGTTTATCTGGTTGAAGGCGTTAATGATGAACTATTTATCAAAAAAATGCTCCTTGATAATGGTAAGTATTTTGGAGACTATTACATTTTTCCAGTTTATGGTAAACATCACATGATGATTTTTGCACATATTTTGATAAATTTATCGATTAATGTAAAGCTTTTCTTTGATCAAGATAATACAAACGCTATAAACACATCTACTAATACAATTTTATCCAGGTTCAATCATAAAATGTTCTCTCCAAACATAGAGACCACTTTTGGTTATCCAAGAGGATCCAAGTATAACACTGTTTCTTTTATAAATTTACTAGACTCAATTACAATTCCAAGCATTTATGATATTTAGATTAATTCTCAAATATATGATGGAAATATTTATCCATATACTTTTTAGGTGAATCATTTTTAATATTGTATTTCTCTCCCTTAAGATTTGATTTTAAATTTATTTAAATAGCAGAAATTTCAAAATGCTGGTTCTTATATTAAATGATGAAAGAGGTTATATTATTTATATCAATGGCAATCATTATCCTGACATTTTAATTAAAGTATCACAGAGAGAATACCTCGAGGATATTAAAAATGGTAAAATCTATTTTAACTATGCAGAGTACTTTAGAAAATTCGAGACTGATAAGTCAAAAGATTCAAGAGAGGGTAAGGTTGCGATTGATACAAGTTATCCTGTTGATTTAAATGATGAAGTTCTTAATCTTCTACATTTGCTTAATCCTGAAGAACTTAATATGTCTTATATTTCTTCAGCTAAAACTCCTATTTTTTGTTGCACATTACTTGAAAGTCATATGCTTGTTTCAACAGGAGAAAATACATATGACTTATCATATGAATATCTTCAAGAAATGAGTTGTTGGGGTAGTAGTGTTCTAGTTTTCTCATTGGATGAGTTTTGTCGTAAAATATATCAAAAGTGCAATTCAATGAGGATAATTCCACTTATAGATAAAGTGGAATATGATCAAGATAATAAAAAATTATCCTTTTCTGATTTCAAAAAAATGATGATTACCAATAAATTCGAACCATTTTTTCACAAAACCAAAAGATTCATTAACCAAAATGAATTTAGAGTTGTACTTGGTGGTAATAACATAGTAACTAGTTCTGATCATTATATTCTTGAAATAGGACGACTTGAATCAGCGCAAATTTACGATTTAAATTGTTTGGGCGATTTGGGATTTAGAGTTATTAAAAACAGCCGAGAGTAAACTATAGTTTGGTGTCTGGAGGAATATGTGTTATGTTTACAATTAGGAAGTATATAATTGGGATTATATTAGGAACGATGATATTTAGTGGGATCGCTATTGTCGATGACCTAATAATCAAATTATCGATGGGGGTAGCCGCTTCACTCGCATTTAGCATCGTTGGGGCTTTATATGCTGCTGGAATTATTTCATCGAGAGCAGATGGTGGAAAAGCTAGATTGTTCATATTTATATTATTATTGGCTTTTTTCCTGTATGTGTTTACACAGATTGCTAAGGGAATTATTTGGTTGTTCTCTTTTCCAATGTGGATATATATTGTTTTGATCTCTGTCGGAGCGATATCGCTTATAGTGATAATGATTTTAAATAACAAAAGAGCTAAGAAGCGATACTTAAAGGAACTAACAGTTCTTGAGTCACCTAATCAACATTTGGTTGAAGAAGTCAGAGTCGAAGACAGCATATCTATAGTGGAACCATTACCAAAAAGCATACGCGAATTACTTTTGGAAGAAAAAGAGAATAATTTCGTTTTAGCGACAACAAACAATCCTTATAGTCCTGGATTACAATATGTCAAAGTGTATATGAATGCTCTTGAATACCCTAAAATCAAAGGATACATTAAGATGGATAGAGCAGCAGCTTTTTGGGGCGATATCTATTATGCAGATGATAAAAGATGGAAAAAATACAACTGAAGGTTCATATGAAATTAATAGCCAATTGAAATCTATCATTATTAATTTTAGGTTATTGAAAGGACAACATTATGTTACGTAATGAATTTAAAGTTTTTTACGATTATTTATCACAAAATTTGAATAGCATTCAGTGTATGACCGAAGAGTCTGCTAAGTATTTAACTGATTTAATGAGTGGCTTGTATGGGGCTCCAATAATTCTACCCTTCGATAGACCAGATATATTGATTTTATTTGATCAACGAACAATAATGATTGAACATTTTAAATACGATTCATCTGAGCATAAAAACGGTGGAAGTCTGCTAAAAGAAGAATTAAGAAAAATAGACCAAACACATATCGAAAAAGGATTAAAAATATCTCCAATCAAACATGAGAGTTCCATTGATCATTTAAAAAACAATTTATTAGACATCTCAAACAAACATATTGCGAAATATCATAATTATATAGATGAGGTTCGAAAGAAAAAAGGAGTCAGTTTTGGAGATACTTATAGAGACATTATACAAACAAATAAAGAATTTGGTTTTGCAACACAAGACGACTCACTTGACTATAATATGTACAAAAAAGCAGATGGTTCGATGGAATACATTACGCCATTCCATTTGAAAGAATTTAGAGATTTTTTGCGACAACACCATGAAATTGAACATTTGTTTCACATGGTAAACTCACCAACAGAAAAGAAGTTTATTTACTATTTTCACAACGTGCCTAAAGAACTTACTAATTTGGATGACATAATGAGTTTTTCATCTCCTTCTAAAATTGAAGAAGCTGATGTGTACTTTTGGAAAAACAATAAATGACTATCAGTATTTAGCTTGGTAATACTCGTATAAACCGTAGTATGAAATAAGTGTTCATCTAAAGATAACCGTCAATATTAGTTAATGTCATTGTCTTAACTGGGTTCATTCATTGTTTTCTAATCACTTTTGATGAATGTGCTGAAAATTATCTAGAGGATTTAATTTGTTCATTCCGTTATCATAGGCTTGAGAATATCTTGACTACGTATTGAAACTTATTAAGTATAGAGAGGAGGGAAAATATGAAGAAGAATTTTAACGATTTGACAGAATTGTGCAGGGAAATATTAAAATTTAACCTTGAAGGACTTGCAAAGAAAGACGCCTATTCATACATATTAGGTGAAGTATCTACACATGAATTTGAACGAAGACTAAGTATTATAACAGATTTCCTTAGTAACGAACTTGAAGAAGATGGAACTAGAGAAGAAGCCACTAGAATTAAAGAAGGATTAAGTAATAAAATTATGTCGCGCAAGTAAGTAAATAGTATGAGGTCATTTTAGAATTCGGCAAATACCTTATAAAAACATTTGTTGTGTAAGAATTTTTATACTGAGGTTTATACCGTAAAAGGTATATTAAGCAGATATCATGCAAAACAAATAAACAAACTTGGTTGTGACAACCTCAAAAAGTGTCACAAACTTGGTTATGACAAGACATATTGAATGCATAGGTTTGATACAATCGTATCAAGCCTTTTTTCATTTACTAGGAAAGTTCGTCATTTATTGTTCTATCCTCCAACAATCATTTGTGAGTTTTATAAAAATTTCTAGAATACCTTATTTAAAACCCCCTCTTTTATGACTT